GGTCATGTCCAGCGTGATGCCCTCGGCCGGCAGGATGATCCCGTGAACTCTCGCCATGTCAGCCTCAGTACGGGTAGATGTCCGGGCAGAACTTGCAGGCGATCGTGTCCGTCCTGCCGGGGCTGGCAGAGATTTCAACAACGTCATCCTTGGCCAGACGGACCGCGACGGCATTTACTTCCAGATAGCCGTCGTTTGTCACAGTATGCGCGTCTAGCACCATCAAGTCGTTCACAATAACAAAGAAGCCATCTGCGCTGTCTTCACTCCACAAGCGCAGTTCTCCATCTTCCGGGGCCGTGAAGATCGGCACTTCGGTTGCCCCGTTCAACTCCGCTTGGTTATTCAATGCGTCAATGTGGGCGACGGCGTACTCCTCGGCCGTCCAGGTCTTGTGGTTGGTGCCGCCCTCGTCGTTGTCCGCGTCAAGGAACCACTCGTAGGCCGCCACGTTCAGGTGGTCGCCGGCGCCGACGGTGGCGTTTGCCGGGGTGCCAAGCACCGCGCCGACACGGACGTAAGCGACCTCGTCCACCTCGATGTATTCGCCGTAGTCGTCGGACAGGATGATGTTGGCCATTGTAGAGTCCTCAGCTTGGGGTGTAGACGTCGGGGCTGAATGTGCAGAGTACCGTATGGGTAGCCGCCACTTTGGCTCTCACGGTTACCACGGCGCTTGCCGCCACCCTCAGCGCCAGGGCATTGGCTTTGTTCACCCAGCCCAAGAACGGTTCGCCAGTTGTATCCAACACGTCAACGCCATCGACTGCAATCACCAGCGGATAGGCGTTGCCTGGCTGCCAGATGCGCAGCTCCCCCTTGGACGGGGCTGTATACAGAGTCACGGGGGTCGTGCCGTCCAGGGCGACGCTGCCGTTGTTGGCCTCGATATAGGAGACGGCATGCTCCGGAGCCTGCCAGGTGCGATGATTGTCCCCGCCCTGCACGTTGTCCACGTCGAAGTACCAGACATATTCCCCGACGTTGGTGTGGTCGGAGCCGTCCACCGTGTGCGACACCAGTTTCCCCATCTCGGGGCCGACGCGTTCATACAGGCACTCGTCCAGTTCGATGAACTGCCCGTAGTCGGTGACGAGGAAGATTGGACTGCAGAACGCCATGCCGCCGCCTTACGGTGAGGGGTATTCAACCGGTTCGTACTCGCACGCCGTCCGGTTCGCCCAGCCATACGTCTCGTACTCGCACGCCGTCCGGTTCGCCCAGCCATACGTCTCGTACTCGCACGCCTCACGCCTGGCGTAGTCCAGGGGCGCATAAATCCATGTCCGCGTGTAGCTCTTGGCCACATAGCGCCAGACCCAGTCCTCCGGCGGCCAGCCGCTTCCGCTGCCTCCGCCCACGTCGTCGATCTCCGGCAGGTCGGAGAGCCGTAGGGGGGCGTAGTTCTCGCGGTGCGGGTCGTCGTGCGTGGCGCCGGAGCCGTCCCAGGTGTCCAGGCCATGCACCTCGTAGGCGAAGGTGTCCCAGTCCTGATCCGTGACGACCCCCTCGCGGTGCTGGATGTCGTCCGACCGCAGCTCGACGTCCATCAGCGGGTCGCGGTGTTCGACCAGAATCTCCCCGCCGGCAAACTTCTTCGGCACGTCGGCCGCGCCGAAGCTGTAGCCCCTCGTGACGACCTCGAACTCGATCTCCGCGTCGTCGTCGTAGTGGTCGGCCAGAACCTCCCGGATGGTGCCCTCGTAGTCCATGGCATACAGCCGCTGCCGAACCGTGCTTGAGAGCCACCGGGCCACCTCGATGGTCCACTCCCCGACCCAGCACTTCATCAGCAGGTCGAACACCAGCACCGTGTTGTTGGTCTCCGAGCCGTCCACCGGGACGGACAGCAGGAAGTAGTTGTCGTGAACCGCCGCGCACGCCCCCGCCGCGGCCCGCCAGTTGATCCGGGCGATCCGGGCCGGGATCTTGGCGCTGACCGTCACGTCCGCGGTCTGCACCTGGTTCTGCTCGGTCAGGCTGATCGACCGCACCCCCCCCTGGGACAGGTACCAGGTGTCGCGCCCGATGTCCACAACCGAGCGTGGCGCCGCCAGGCCGTGCAGGGTGTCCAGCGGCGACTTGGTCAGCGCCCCCAGCCCCGACGGGTCGTTGCAGCCGGCCAGCAGCCAGACCGAGGAGTCCTTGAAGGCGAGCATCTGGCCTTCGCGGAACGCATGCAGGGCCACCAGCTTCTGCCCGTCGCCGCTGTCCACGTCGAACCCCGCCAGGCTGTCCCAGTTGTCGTCCAGCAGGTCGCTGGGCCGGATGGTCTCCTTGCCCTCGATCAGCCACAGGCGGTTGTACGCGAAGACCCCGCCGCGGGCGCGGGGCGCGTCCGCCAGCTCCGCCTCGGCCCAGCCCTCGTCGGAGATGCGCAGCAGCGGGTAGTTCTCGCCGCGCAGCAGGTAGTAGCGGTCGTAGGCGCGGATGATCTCAACGCCCTGCGCGTCCACATCCAGCGCCGTCCAGTGCGAGTCCGGCGTCGGCGGGAAAAGGTCTATGTTGATCCTGGCCCGGCTCACTCAGTCACCGTGATCCTGTGATGGTCGGCGTACCAGACGACGACGGCGGGGTCGCAGACCTGCAGCCACAGGTCATATGTCCCCGCGGCCTCGAGCGTCAGCGTCTTGACGGCGCCCTTGAGCTTGTAGATGGACGTCTTGCCGCCAGCCAGGCCGGCGTTGTAGACCACGGTAAGCCATTGGCTGGTCAGCTCGGGGTCCGCCGTCCAGGTGACGTCCACCATTACGCTGCCGGCGCCGTCCATGGCGATGACGGCCTCGTCCGCAGGCGTCACCAGGTTGACCGACCCCGTACCGCTCGACGCTACGACGTAGCAGCGGGTCGTGGCCGTCGCCGCCGAGACCGCCCCGTCCGCATCCCTGGCGCGCAGGGAGAAGGAGATCGTGCCCGGCGGAAGCTCGACCATGGCATAGGTGCTTTCGACCGCCCCGTTCCAGACCACGCTGCCGTCGGACATATTGGTCACGCTCAGCAGGTAGTCCGCGGCCCCGTAGACCGGCACCCAGGAGACCATGCACGGGTAGGTCGCACCGGACGCCCGCAGGAACTGATCGAGCGCCGGGGTCACAAACGCCGTCGCCTCCCCGAAGGTGACCACCTCGGCGACCTGCAGATCCTCCCCGTGCGCCCAATGCGGCTGATAGTCCTCGTCATTCGCCGCCAGGTAGGTGTCGTAGGGGTTGATCCCCCGGACGGCCCAGGAGTACACTCCGGCCGGAAAGTCCGCCGGAATCTCCACCGTGACCGTGACCGGCTCATGCCACTTGCGGATAATGACGGGCAATCCTTCGGGTATCCCCTCAAGGGTGTCATGCATGCAGTATCCCGTGATGACGCGCCGGTAGTTCGCATCGGCCCCCGTCAGGACGAACTCGAAGCTCGCCGCGTACCATGGCGTGAAGGTGAACTCGTAGGTCAGCGGGTCGATCTTCTTCACGCCCAGGTTGGTCGGCTCGGGCGCCTGGTCGAAGCGCAGGTTGATCGTGCCGCCGTCAAACCAATCGATGTATTGCCCGGTCGACTGGTTGTAGCCCCGCACGCGCCAATGGTAATCATGGTTCGGCTGGGGCATCAGCGAGGCGGCATAGCCTGAGTGCAGCCACGCCGGCCAGTCCATACGGTTCTCGTACTTACCAGCGTCCGGTGGCCCAGCCGAACCATCATACAGAACAACCGTACCGGGGTCGTAAGGGAGTCCATCCCCTTCCCAAATCTGAATCACGTACGTCCAGACCCCAACTGCCGTAATCTCATCCCACTCCAGGATCGGCAGCCAGGGCGGAACCGCCGCCGGGATGGCCACGGCAATCAGATGCTCGACGAACCCGACCTGAACCGGCGACCCGGTGATCGCCGCCGCCAGCGTCGTCTCCCCCTCCCAGGGCGCCTTGCGCAGCGTCAGCGTGCCCCGCCGGGTGCGGATGGCGCCGTCGCGGATTTCGACGTTCTTGCCGACGGCGTATTCGTTGGCGGCCAGGCGGTCAGGCGCGGCCAGCGAGTTCTCGCCGCCGGAGAAGTCGGTCTGTTGGTCAAAGACATTCGGCATCAGTACGTCGGGCTGGTGGGGTTGGCCACAGGCTGGCCATAGGGTTCGTACATCGAGAACGCCGGGTATGACGCCTGCAGGGTCTCCTCGATGCTCGATTCGTGCCGGATGGCCACCTGCATGGCATCGAGGGCCGACTGGCGCAGGGCCGCCGCCCGGTCGGGCTGTTCGTTGAAGTCGTACAGGGCCGCGGTCAGCCTGTCCAGGACGACCGGCTCAGCCTTGGCCAGGAGGATGGTGTCATTGTCGGAGACCAGCCGCGGAAACCGCCGCGTGGCCTCGATCAGCAACGAGACGGTGGAGTCCGGCGCCGGCTGCAGGCGCAGCCGCCGGTAGCGCGACTCGTTCTCCCAGGCCGGGATCCGCGCCAGTTCGACGGCGGACACGGCGATGACGACCGCGGCCTCGGTCACCGCCTTGGTGATTTGCAGTATCTCGCTGAAGGTGGTCGTCCCGTCCGCCGTAACCGGGTCGCCGGACTCCCAGCCCTCCGGCTTGGCCAGGACGATGTCCTCATAGCACTCGATCCCGTCCTCATCCTCGCCGTGGATGCGGATGGTGACCCCTTCATCGTCGGCGGATGCCGATGTCACCGTGACGACGGCCGCGGCGGCCGGCTGGGCCGTCACCGCCACGTCGGCCAGGGGGTACCAGGCATACGGGGTCCCGGTCTCGAGCGTGCTTCCGGGAACCCAGTCCGACAGGACGACCACGTCCGTCGGCGACAACCGGAAGCCCGTGGTACGCATGGCCCGCACGGCGTCGATCTCCGGGGGCAGGACAAGCTCGGCGGCGGCCGTCGAGACCGCCACCGAGCACAGACGCTGGTCACGGAAGGGGAAGGCGTCCCACACCCGCCGGTACTCGTCGTTCAGCGCATCGAACGCGAACGCATAGAGCCTGTCGGGGATGGCGTCCGGGTCGGCCAGGCCAACCCGGCTCACCGCAAGGCGGACGAGATCGACGGCGCGCATCCGTCACCTCCCGTGTTCCGGTTGATCAGACGGCGTCCTGGTACTCGATCACCGCGACGGCGGTGGTCACCGTGGCGTCACCGGACGCGACGCCCATGCAGAACGGGCAGCCCACGCCGATGGCGGAGACCGGCCCCTCCTTGTCGATGCTGGCCGCACCGACGGTGATGGTCTCCACGTCCGCCGCCCGCACCACCCAGACCGGGGTGTTGGCGTCCAGCGCAAGCCCCGTGGCGACGATGGTCGCCGTGCAGTACATCTCCCCGGCGTTGTCGGCGACGTTGGAGATCGCCTTGATCGAGTAGGACGGGTACTTCGCGCTGACCGGGATCAGCAGGAAGTCGCTGGACGTCAGGGTATGCCCCTTGACGATGTGCCCGCCGGCAGCGTCCACCGGCACCTTGACGGTCGTGGCGACGGCGGTCACCGCCGCCGGGAGCCGCACCCCGAGGTGGGCCTGGGTCTGGTAGAGCTTGACCGCGCTGTTTGCGTGCAGCCCGGTCGCGCGCAGCCGCTGGATGGCGATGCGCTTGTTGGGCAGGCCGGAGACCGAGGAGAACGTCTCCGTCGTGCTTGTGGCCTTGCCCAGGAGGTTGGTCATCAGGTTGTTCATCTTGGGTTCCTTCGTGCTGGGGTTCAGGGGTTAGGCCAGGTCGGCCACGCTCTCGTCGAACTGCGAGCAGCCGGCGATGTTCAGGCCGCGGGTGTCGTCCAGCACGCACGCCTGGAAGGCCATGGTGTAGCCGACCGTGACGTTCGTGCCCGTCAGGCTGATGTCCTGGACCTTGAACGTCGGCCGCAGGGTGCGCCTCTGGATCGACCCGGCCTTGCCGGCGTCCACGTATCCGAAGGCCCCCTTGCCGAGGACGTGGGCTACGCGGACCTTGCCGGTGTTCTTCCGGTTGGCCAGGGCGCCGCCGGCCGCCGCCAGATTGCAGCGGTACGGGTCGTCCTGCACCAGCCAGGTCATGCCCTCCCAGTCCAGCATGCTGCCCGTCCCAAAGGACTTCTGCGTGGTGTCCTGGTGGCGCTTCACGATGTCGCGGAAGACCGAGTCCTCGAGCAGCTGCGCCACGATGGCCTCGTCCACGATGGCCAGGTAGCGGCCGTTCTTCATGCGCGGCACCTGTGCGTTGGCCAGCAGGGTGCGGGCCTTCTTGAAGACGTTGACCGTGAAGAGGTGGTCGGCGGTCACGTCGTTGAAGACCTGGGCGCCGCCGGTATAGATGCACTTGAACCCCGCCGGCAGATAGGTCGCAGCGGCCGGGATGTCGGAGCTGTTCAGGACCCGCGTGAGCTGCTTGACCATGTGGCTGTTGGCCAGCTGGTGCTGCTTGCGGCGGATCAGCAGGGTGAGGGCATCCTTGTTCTTGCGCATAAGGTCGATGGGGTCGGTCGCCAGCGTGACGTTGCCCAGGTCCACGTAGTCGCGCAGAAGCTCGAAGGGGACCTGGATGATCTCGCTGGACAGCGCCACGGGGGCGCTCGGCTCGGTGTTCTCGGCGTAGGTCTTGGGGGTGTCGTCGGTGGCGCTGGCCGCCTCGACGGTCAGCTTGCCGAACTTGCGGAACTCGGCGTACTGCCCGCCGTTGGCGGGGATCGAGGCCACCTCGAAGTCGGCGTTGTTGGCCAGGGGCAGGCGCAGTTCCTCTTCGGGCATCTCCATCCAGGAGTCCTCAAAGTACTTCTGGATCGTGCCGGCGAGGGTGGAAGTCGTTGTCGCAGCCATGATGGTGACTCCTTACACACGCAGGCCGAGTTGGTTGAGGCCCGCGCGCAGCTTGTCCTCTGCGTTCTGGCCGGCCCCGGCGGGAGGACGCCCCCCGGGCGGCAGGCCGCCGGACAGCTCCGCCGTCCGCGCACGCAGCGCGGCCAGCTCCTTGTCCCTGGCGGCGATTTCCTTTTCCGCGGCGTCCGCCTTCGCTGCCTTGCGCGACAGCTTGACGAACTCCGCCACGACCGCCGGCCCGTTGGCCAGCTCCTCAAACACATTCCGCATCCCGAAGGTTTCCGACAGCGTCTCCGCCGCCGCCTTGAACTCGCCCATCACCCCCGGATCCCGCTTGCCAAGGTCGGGAAACTCCTTCAGCACGGCGTCCCACGACGCCGCCTGCGCCGCCTGCCGCTCGCCCTGGGCCTGCCTCCTGGCCTGTTCGCGGGCGTAACCCGCCTGGGCCAGCGGCAGCAGTTCCCTGGCCGCCGTCTCGATGTCGCCGCTGGCCTCGCCGTACTCACGGCGCCTGGCCTTGGCGATCACCGCGGCGATCTCCGCCGGGTCGGTGGCGTTCTCAAGCCTGTCCTCGATGGCCGGGCGGTACTTCTCGTCCAGGGCCCCGGCCTCGATCTGCCCGAGGAACCCGAGCAGCTGCTCCGCCGTGTAGGCGGGTTCAGCCGGCGCCTGCGGCCCGGCCGGTGCCGGCTGGGTGGCCGAAGCCTCCAGCTCACGCGCCCGGTCCTTCAGCGCCTTGTAGCGTTCCCGCCACTTGCGGTAGAACTCCGGGGCGTCGGCCCCGGACGGCGGTGCGGCCGGCATCTCCTCAAACTCCTGCCCTGCCGGCGCCGCCTGAGGGGGCGTCTCCGGTTGGGCGGCCGTTTTGGCGGACGGCGGAGTCGGGGCTTCCGCGACGTCGGGTCGGCGCAGCTCATCCAGGCCGGCGGCCAGCCTTTCCTCAGCCGTCGGTGTTTTCGCCGTCGTGGGCGAACCCGCCGGGGCTTCGGTCGGCGTCGTGACCTTGGGCGCGGGGGCGCCGGCCTCTGCCACCGTTGCGGTGACGGCTGCCGGCTGAGGGGCGGTTTCCTTCGGTTCGATGGTTGCGGTCACGCTGTCGCTCATGGGGCTTCACTCCCGCGCCATTGACCGGGCGTGTGCGGTGCGCTGCCGCTACCTGCGCTTTGCGCGGCCTGGCCGTTATTGTCGCTGGCGTCGGAGTACGCCAGGATGGCCCCGAACAGCGAGGCTTCGCCTTTCAGCTTGCCCTGCTCGAAATCGTCATAGCGCCGCCCGTCCAGGGCGCGCCGGTACATGCTGGCCAGGAGAAGACGCTGCAGCTTGCCGCCGGCGCTGCCCTCGAGGAACTGCCGCAGCCTCGCAGCATCTTCCGCGGTCCATTCCTCGGCCTCCTCCATGACGACGGTGGCCGGTGCCAGCCTCAGGAAGCGGGCGATCATGGCAGGCAGGCTCATCATGGCCGGGCGCCTCCTGCCGTCGCCGTTTCGGCCTGCTCCTGGCCCCCTGCGTCAGCCTGGGCCAGGGCGCCGAGGTACTGCTCCGCCTGCGCGAGGCGCTGGGCGACGCCGGGCGCCTGCCCGTTGCCGTACAGGTCGCTGGCGAGCCTCTGCACGGCCATTTCCAGCGGCGCCGCGTCCCCGCCCTCGGGGTCGAGGATCAGGCGGCGCGTCATCCGCGGGTCGATGGCGTCCACGTACATCTTGACGAACTCGCCGATCCGCAGGCGTTGCCCGGCGCCGGGGACCCGCGTCACCATTTCGAGGAGCTGGCCCAGCTGCCGCAGCAGCAGGTCAGGGTTGGCGAACTTGCCGGAGACGCCGGCCAGGACGACGAAGCGGGCGTTGTAGGCCATGGGATCGAGGAATCCGCGGACGGTCTGGCCGTCCACGACGGGGAGTTGCGCCGGGTGGTGCCTCAGCCACTCCCACATCTGCCCGAACAGCTCCCCCAGCGGCTCGGTGAACCGTTCCACGCTGTCCGCGGCGAACAGGTTGGTCTGCAGCGACTCCTGCTGCACCTCGGTCGCGGTCTTGGCCTGCTTGGTTTTGTCCAGGCTGGACAGGTTTCCCATCGGCGACCCCACCCGGCGGACGGCCACGGCGCGCGCCACCTCCAGGTCGTAGTCGAAGACCTGCGGCCGCACCGGCATCTGGGCGAACTCCAGGCCCTCGGGCAGGATGTCGCCCGGCCGCCACTTGAACGAGCGGGCGATGGCCGGGTTGCCCTTGAGGAACGGCTTGCCCAGGTAGTCCTGCCAGATCAGCCGCGCCCGGCGGTTGGCCGTCGCCTCGCGCTGGTCGGCCAGGAGCTTCCGCGCCACGCCGCGGGCGTCGGACAGGTACTCGCCGCGGCACTCGTACATCATGGCCACGAACGGCCAGGGCCGGTCCTCCCCGGTCACGGTCACCGTCCCGGTCGCCGGATCCGCCACCACGTCCGCCCAGCGCCACGAGGACTGCGCGATCGGGCGTTGCGGCCGGTCCGCCCTGTACGTCGTGCGGTAGCGCCGCCACTGCCCGTCCTCCTCCCGCCGGTAGTGGTAGTGCTCGTAGACGATGATGGTGCCCGGCTTCGGGCGGTCCTCGTCAAGCAGCTCCCGGCCCTCCCCCGGCGCCTTGCCGTCGTCGGCGGCCAGGTCATCATCCACCCGCCAGCCCCGCGACTCGGCCGTGCGCCGGAACTCGTCGGCGGTCATCTCGATGCGGTGCGCCACCCAGTCCGCGTCCGCCAGCCGCCGGGTCGCCGGCGGGAAGGCCACGTCCCTGGCCTGGACGCTCTCGAAGTCCGGGTAGACCGCGCCGTCCTTGCTGCGGGTGACCAGCTTGGCGAAATGCACGCCGTTCTGGTTCTTGCCGTCCACCATCTTCTCGAGGCGCTCGCGGACGTTCAGCGTCCGCTTCAGCAGCGCGTCGAAGGCCAGCTCCGCGTCCGACCGGAACTGCACGGCCAGGTCGTCGAGGGGGTAGAAGCTGGCCAGGGTGCGGGCCGACAGCAGGATTGTCATCTCGGCGCTGGTCAGCTGCGTGACCGCGTCGTCAATGACCGGCTCGTGGGGATCGGGGGCGCCGGGGTACGGCTGGAAGGCCGGCAGGCCGTCCAGGAGGCGGTACTTGCGCGCCTCCTCCAGACGCTCGTAGAACGGCCGGCAGTCCGTGCGGGCCTGCCGCACGCTGTCGTAAAGCTCGGATACTGTCGGGTTGTCTCGTGGCATGTCAGGCCCTTTCTAATAGGCCCGAATCGCCGCAGTTCTACCTGACGGGCGGCCTCCTCCCTCAGTACAGCGACGTTGAAAGCCCCACGTTGCCGACCTCGACGTCGCCCGTCCGGTTGACCCGGACGGCCCTGCGCTCCTCGATATCGGCCTGCATGACAGCGGGCAGGTCGTCGAAGAGCATGGCCGTGGCATCGGCGCGATCCGGCGACCGCGGCAGCCTCTCCTTGGGCACCAGCCGCAAGACCCCATCGGCAGCGCGGTACTTCTGCCAGAGCAGCTGCTCCTTCAGCTCGGGATCGAGCGGCAGCCGGATCTCCCGCCGGCGCAGGCGGTCCGCCAGCCGGGCGTACATCTCGGCCCGGCGGTTGCCGTAGTAACGCGGCTCCCTGGCCGGATCGCCGAACAGCACCCGGCTGAACGGCCATCCCAGGCGGTCGAACTCGTTGAGCATGACCCTGCCCAGCCCCCCGTCGTCGGCCTTGACGCTCGCGGCGTCCGCCTGCCGGAATCCGCGACGGCGCAGTTCATCGATGACCAGGCCGGCGAAGCGCCGGTCGTCGGTTTCGTGCCATATCCCCCCATAGGTCGCCTCGTTGCCGTCGCGGATCATCAACACCTGCTCGTCACGACCGGCGCTCAGGTCGAGGGCGGCCCGCAGGGTCCCGCGGCCCCAGCGCGGGTTGGTGGCGCCCATGGCCTGGTCGATCCAGTGCGCGTCGAACAGCCCGTTCTCCCCGCCGTGGCCGAAGTTGCCGTAGACCATGGACTGCACCAGGTCGTCGGGCAGGCTCCCGATCTGCTCCTCGATCTCCCGGCGCCTGGCCGGGTTGTCGTACAGGTGCGGGCAGTCCGTGTAGCTGACGTGGTACCTCTGCCAGCGCCCCGACTGGCCGTGGAAGGCGTCGTAGAAGTAGCCCTGCGGGTCGCCGGGCGACGACGCCATCAGCAGCCGCGTCGGCCGGCATCGCTCGAAGGCGTGGAAGATTTCATCCTGGACGCTCTTGGCCTCATCGACGATAATCAGCAAAGGCCCCTTGCGCCCCTCGTCGGACAGCTCCCGCCACTCCTCATCCGCGACCCCGCAGCCGGCCAGGACGTTCTCCTCCGGCAACGATGACTCCGGGAACTCCTGGTCGTGCCAGCCCTCAGCCCGGCCGGGGCGGTCGGTCGTGAAGGAGACCAGCCGGCTTCCGGTGGCATGATTGACGCCGCGGCCCCGGTGGAACTCCCACTCCTTGCGGCCGCCGGCGCGGTTCAGCTGTTCGCCCAGGGTCTCCAGCCGGGGGTAGAGCTGGTCCCAGACCTGCCGCGCCGTGGCGCTGGTCGTCACCGTCAGCGACCGCGGGAATGTGCCCATGTGCCAGAGGACAAGCCCGGCGATCACCACGCTGGTCTTGCCGGACTCGTTGCAGGTGCGGATTGCCGTCCTGGTTCTCGGGGCGTCCAGGCTGTCAAGGACAGCGACCTGCCAGTCATAGAGGCGCTGCCGCAGGACCAGCTGGCAGTACCCGCTCGGGGTGGACGCCAGCTCGTAGACCTCGGCTTTCTTCACTTTTCCCGGCATGGATCCTCCTCCAGCAGCTTGTGCCGGCGCAGCCGCATGGCATGGACCATCTGCCAGAACTCGGCTTGCTGGACAGGGTCCCCGGTAGCCGCGGTCTGCATGAAGACCTGGACGCCGGCGGCGACCTGGACCTGCGCGCCTTCGGCCTGGGCCCTGTCCCACCCCTCGAGCCTGCAGAGCCTGGCCATGGCCTCGAGCCTGTCGCGGGTACTTTCGTCGGCGTCCCGCATGACCGAGGTGGCGAACTCCAGGGCTTCCTGCCGGTCGGCAATCCCCTTTTTCTCGATCCGCCGCCTGGCGGCTTCCACCTGCCGCGAAATGTCACGGTTTGTCAACAGTCGGTCGCCGGTTCGCCTGGCATCACCGGTGTAGCCGGCCCGTCGCGCGGCCTCGGCGGCGTTGCCGGTGGCGATGTAGGCGGCGACGAACTTGGTCTGGCGGAGATTCAGCTTACCTTGTCCGGCCACGGCCATGCCTCCTCAGGACGACGCTCCCCAGCACGGGATGGGCCTCGATCTCGCGCAGCGTCTTGCGCAGTTGCGTCCGCTGGTATCCGCCGACTGCGAGCTTACGGCAGTTGGGCCGGCGCAGGTCCCCGCCGGCGGCGATGACGGCCCCGAGTATGGCGAGCTTGCTGGCCTTCCCGTTGCAGAGGATCAGGGCGTGGGTATAGGCGACCATGGCCTCCTGGGCGCCGTCCAGCGAGCAGGCCAGCAGGGCCGCCAGGGCGGCGGCGCGGGGGCTTGCGGCACTTGCAGGGCTGCGGGTGTCCTCCTGGTCTGCGGCGCAGGCCGTGACGGCCCGGTGGGCCGTCTCTCGCGCCGTGCCGGCGGTGGCCAGCCGGCAGCCGTGTGAGCAGTAGGGCAGGACTGCCTCGGCCCGGTGGCGTTGTGTCACCTCGAAACTCCAGCCGCAGTACGGGCAAGTTTGGGATGCCCCTGTACCGGTCATTTCCACCTCCCAGGATGACGTAGGGGTAGCACGATGACATTGAAAGCCCACTTGACCCGGCGCCACAAGGGCTGTGCCAGGACGGTGTTCATGACTCTGGCCACGGCGTCGGCGTCGCGGTCGTACAGCGCCCTGGCCTCGCGGCGCAGCGCTTTCGGATGCTTATGCTTCATGGCGTCACCTCATCCTCCAGTCCGGCCCGGTCTTGCCAGCGCGGCCTTGACTTCGGCCACAATGCGGTCAATCTGCGCGGATTCCTCAGGCGACACCTGCGGCCTCACCCGGTCTGCCTCAGCCTGCGCCGCCCTGTCCGCGGCCTGCTGCCTCAGCCGCTCGCGGTACGCCGCCCTCACCCTGGCGCACGGCGGGCGGTCGTAGTTCTCCGCGACGCAATACCAGGCCCACCTGAACGCCTGCCAATCGTCCGTGTCAGCGAGGATTGCGTCTGTCCACTCGTCAAGCGCGGCGTTGCTTATCTGAAAGCCCGTCTGCGCCTCGTACATGGCGCTCAGTGCCTCACGTTTGTCCTCGATGGTCATGCTCGGCCCTCACGTTTGCGTTTCGCCGCCAGCCGTTCCTCGGCCGTCAGTTCCGGCCTGGGCCGCGCCGGTTTCCTCAGCGTCGCCTCGATGTGCGCTTTTTCGGCTCTCAGGTGCGCTTGCCAGTTGCGTATCGGGCGGCCCTTGAAATCGCACCATCCTCTGCCAAGCCGCTCAGCGTGCAGCGCGTCGGCCTGCTGGCGTGTCCAGAGCACTCCGATGGCCAATCCGTACTCGTGCCACTCCGTCTCTGATGGCACGGTGTCCGCCGGGTCGTGCGGTGCCTGGTGTGGCGGCCCCTCACGCGCAGGTGCGTCGTGCGCGCGCGCTAAACGCTCTCCCTCTCCCTCTCCCTCTGTCTCTGCCTCTGTCTCTTGCGAGCGCGCGAGGCCTAGCACGTTGCTAGCATCATGCTTGCGCGTTGCTAGCGTGGCGTCATCAACCTGCTCCAGATAGTGCCCGAGCGCCGCTAGCACCTTGCTACAGGCTGCGACCGAGAGGCGTAGCCTGAATGCTAGCGTTGCAACGTCCGGCAGATAGCCGTCGTATTCGCTGGCCACCAGCCACACTAGCGGCAGATAGCGCGCGGCCTTGTCCGGCAGCGCGGCATAGTCGGAGTCGTCCAATAGCGTCTTGTGCAGCTTCACCCAGGGCGGGCAGCGCTCTTTGTAGTGTTGGAACCCCACCCAGTTGCGCACTCTGTAGGTAGTCGTCGCCACGTCAGTCTTCTCCTTTTCCATCGTCGCCGTCGCGGTTTGCCACGCAGAACAGCCCGCACCTGTCCTTGGCCAGCCGACCATAGGCAGGGTTCAACTCGATTAGGATGGCCCGTCTTCCGTTGCCCGTCGCCACCTGTCCGGTCGTGCCGGAGCCGCCGAACGGGTCGAGGACAACTCCGCCCGGCGGACAGCCAGCCAGTATGCACGGAAGGATTAGCGCCGATGGAAACACCGCGAAATGCGCGCCGCTGTAGGGCTGCGTGGCCACCGTCCAGACGGATCGGCGGTTGCGCCTGCCGTCTCGGAGATCGTAGGCGTTCCCGCTCTTGGTGCGGTGCTCCTCGGCGTCGCAGTCGCCGTACTTGTTGCCGCCGAAGCGCGGCGGGACGGCTTTCATCGGCCCGTTGGTCTTTCCGGGCACCCGGTCGGATCCTGCCTGCTGCGCGAGGGTGGCCTGCCCAAGCCGCTGGACGGTCGTTGCGGCCACCGGCTCCGCCACCGCCTCGGCGTCGTAGTAGTAGCGCGGCGACTTGGCGAGCAGGAAGACGTATTCGTGCGACTTGGTGCAGCGGTCGGTCACGGACTCGGGCATCGGATTGGGCTTGGCCCAGATGATGTCCTGCCGCAGATACCATCCGTCCGCCTGGAGCGCGAACGCCACTCGCCACGGGATGCCGACGAGGTCTTTCTGTTTTAGGCCCGGCGGGGTCGGCGCTCGCCCACAGTCCTGTGAGCTGTGCTTATGTCCGCCGCCGCATCCGAGGCGCTCCCCGAGCACATCAAGCCGCTGATGTCCGCTCGTGCCGCTGCTCGCGTACGAGTCCCCGAGGTTCAACCAGAGCGTCCCGTCGTCTTTCAGGACGCGCCGCACCTCGCGGAAGACCTCAACGAGCCGGGAGACATAGGCGTCCGGCGTCTCTTCAAGGCCGATCTGTCCGTCCACGCCATAGTCGCGCAAGCCCCAGTAAGGAGGGCTCGTCACGCAGCAGTTGAC